CCTAACCAGTCTTTGAGAGTTGTCGAGCCATCGATATAGGGTTTCTCTCTTGTAATCACAAGGGTTTGAAGGCAGGGTCTAGCAACTTGTTGCGGATAAATTGTAACTTCCTGCAAAATGGCATCTGTCCCCCCCTCTTTTGTTTTGGTTATTAGTTGGCTCCTCCAGTGGTTTTCCACAATCGTCTCTTTTCCTTTTGTCTGTCTCCGCCGTGGTTACACCCTTCTTTGCCGTGCCACCAAGGTGGCCGTGGCTGAGATTAGGTACACGTGGGGCGATATTAAGGCTGGGGGGCGTGTCCTTCTTGGGGGAGTGACTCCCTCTTGGGTCATTGTTTTCTTTTCCATTGTCTTTCTCTCCATAACCATCGTCGGCCCCTCTCCCACCTTCACCTTCCTCATCATCATTTTAATTTGTGTTGGTGGCAAATATGGAGGTCGCGTTCCCCACCACATTCTTGCCCATGTTGACCGCATTAGGGATGCATGGGAGGAGGGAATGGAGGATGATGACTGCATTGTTGTCCACCCCAAGCCTGCCAAGCTCCGCCGGAAAACATCCAACAGGAGGCGTGGGCGTCCTGAAGAAGCTGAGGACGGTGATAGTAGCGAGGAGGAGCCTGAAGCTCCCCCTGAGGTCAGCATGGATCGGGTAGCCAAGAAATGCCGGCCCAGCGTAGCCTGCAAGGTTGCTGTAAGGGCTATTGCTAAGGTGGGCATCCTAAAGAGGTCTGAGGCCAACTCCATGGTGTACCAGAGGCTCTGTTTGGATGTCATGGCTGAAATGAAGATGAGGTACCATGACCGATTGGTGGTGCTGCCCCAGGCTATCCTTGCCTGTTTGGAAAGACCACAAGAGGTGGAAGAGGTTATGGAGGCGGTCAAAGCGTCCTGCGATGGACGCATACCGTCTGCCTAGGGGTGCCTATTGCAACACCGCGGCTTTGATACGGCTGTCTCTAGTGAAATACCCGACAGCGTCTCAATGGACCGCGAGGGGATGGTGGTACGCAAAGGAGCCCCTGTACCTAATGTGCGAACATGGTACTCATTCGCTGGTTATGCCAGCACCTACGAGTACATAGTGCATAATTCATCACTCGTTAACGTTTGTCGTGGTTTAGTTGAACGAGTGTTTTGCGTCGTGCGAGACGGAAAATTGCAACGACCTCTCAGACCAAAAGACAATATTTTTGAGAGGAAGTTAGGTGACATTGGTCGTAAAGTCAGCCGGATTGTAGGGTTCTGTCCCGCGATGACACGTGCAGCTTTCTGTGCGTCTTATAGCGGTAAACGTAGGGCCACTTACGAGAAGGCACGACTGTCCTTGGATGTTCTCCCTTGTACCAGGAAAGATTCGTATCTTAAAACTTTTGTGAAAGCGGAGAAGATCAATGTTACACTCAAACCCGACCCTGCACCGCGGGTCATACAGCCACGTGACCCCCGGTACAATGTGGAAGTGGGTCGATATCTTAAGCCTCTTGAACCCCGGCTAATGAAGGCAATTGATAAACTATGGGGTGAGAAGACGGCGATTAAGGGGTATACTGTTGAACAAGTCGGTTCTATTCTGTATGAGAAATCCTTGCGCTTTAAGAATCCGGTGTTCGTTGGTTTAGATGCTCATCGTTTCGATCAGCACTGCTCCCGACAGGCATTGGAGTGGGAACATAGCGTCTACAACGCAGTAATACGAGATCCATATCTCGCTGAGTTGCTGACATGGCAAGTGGATAACAAAGGATCTGCCTTTCTTAAGGATGGGTTTGTCCGTTACAATGTTGATGGCTGCCGTATGTCTGGTGATATGAACACCAGCATGGGTAATTATCTCATTATGAGTTGTCTCATCTTCGCTTTCTGTCGGGATATCGGATTGGATGCCAGTCTGGCTAATTGCGGTGATGATTGTGTTCTGTTTTTAGAAAAGGATGACTTGAAACGACTTAAAGCTCTTCCTCAATGGTTCAACAACATGGGGTATTCCATGAAAGTGGAAAAACCCGTGTACGACGTGGAGAGGATTGAGTTCTGTCAACAGCACCCGGTGCGTTTGAGTCGTGGGTGGGTGATGGTTAGGAGGCCTGATGTCTGTTTGACGAAAGATGTGTGTGTTGTCCGAGGAGGGATGACTTCTACCAGGTTGCAGAGATGGCTCCACGCCCAGCGCGATGGAGGGCTCAGTCTAGCAGGGGATTGTCCTGTGTTAGCGAGTTTCTATGCGGCCTTTCCTGATGGCAATGCTGAGGGGGAGGAGTCGGAATATGCTGAACCACACAAATTTAAGGCTGAAATGCAGTGCGGCGAAATAACTTCGCTTTCCCGATTTTCCTTCTGGTTAGCCTTCGGTCTCACTCCTGATGAGCAGTTGGCAATTGAAGCGGAATTGGAGAGGTGGAAACCTATTGTAGAGTTTGGGGACGCTCTTAAACAACCCACTCTACTGGACTACTGCTCAAGATAACTGACCATTATCAACCGGAACTTTATCTATATGACCATGGCTCTTGTTGTGAGAAACCCAAATCTTGCCATTACTCCCGTCCTCAAGGCGGCTGGTGGGCAAATGGCTACTCAAGTTGGCACTATGATGATTAAGAAAGGGAAACAAATGTTTTGGAATGGTATTAAGTGGGTGACCCGCAGGGCCTTTGATGCCATGTTCAGTGTACCTCAGGTGAAGAAGACTGTCGTGAGGCAGTCTGGGGCAATGGCCGGTGCTGTAGTGGCTCCTGTTGCTGTCTCCCGTACCATACGTGGAAGTAAACCTAAGTTTCGTAAGGGGGTTGGCTCCGTAACCGTATCTCATCGCGAGTTAATCGGGCAGTGGAACAACTCTCCTGGATTGGCTGTAAATCAGGGAACACAGGGTAACATTTACCGGATAAATCCCAGCAATGGCGTGTTATTCCCTTGGCTGCAAACGTTGGCGGCGAATTTTGATCAATACACTTTCAGCAATGTGGCATTGCAATACGTCCCTCTTTGTTCAACAACAGAGACGGGGCGCGTGGCGATGTATTTTGACAAGGACTCCCAAGATCTGGAACCAGCTGATAGGGTTGAGCTAGCTAACATGGCTCATCTTACTGAGACCAGCGCATGGGCGGAGGCTCTGTTGAATGTACCTACTGATCGTGTGAAAAGATTCACTGATGACAGCAGCACGGCTGATCCTAAATTACTTGACCTGGGCCAAGTCGGAATCGCCACTTATGGCGGATCTGGCACCAATCCCGTAGGGGACATCTTCATCAGGTATACCGTAACATTCTTTGAGCCGCAGGCCTCTGCTGGTCTTATCTCAACCATCCAAACAGGAAACGGTGGTGTCAACTCCGGACCTACGATCGTATCTGTATCCGGGGGCACCACTAGCACCACAATCACCTTTCGTGGACCTGGCACGTATTACGTAAACATGGGGCAGCGGGCAACCGCTTTAACCACCGTTGGTAACTCTGCCGGGACTACAATATCATCCGTGACCAACGCTTCTAACGGCACCATCTACACATCTGTGTGTGTAGTTGTCGTGGACGTGGTTGGAGGAACCATTACTTATACCGGCACTGATTTCGGGAATTTTACCCTCAACGTCACTCGGACGAAGAGGATCACACGAGCTAACATCATCTGATGATGGTGGTGCCCAGGGTAGGGTATTTGCCATGCTTGACACTGTCTCGCTGAGGCTTGAGTGGCTCAAGAAGTCTAACCAGCTTTATATGGAAATTGTATCACTTGACGGATCTCTTGAAGAACAAGTAATTGTCCAGAACGAGGTTAAGAAGGTGTTGATTTCCCATAAAACT